CTCGGCAGCGTTTGCCTGTGCTATGTCATATGCCTCGGTTAGTGTGTCGATATTCAGCTCGTCATATATTTGGTCATCTGGTAAGACGCTCCAAAAATCGTCCTTGATACTGGCTCGCGAATTGGGCGGACAAAATAATATGATGGTATGATAAACGCCTTTGAAGAGAGACGGTGTGTTCAACATTGAAATAAGCAATGTTGATTTGCCGGATCCGGCCTTGCCTAAATAGAGCGTGAAGTTGTGGCGGTTCATTAGCTTGGTAATTTCGTAGTCATTCAGTTTATTATGTAGCTCGGTATCAACGGTGAACTTTGGTTTCCTGAGTTTCGGTGCGTCGTTATGTTTAATCTCTATCGACATTATACTGTTTCCTTAGATTTTAAAAACGCTCTATATGCCTCGACTCTCGCTTCGTTGTCTTTCAGTTTCCGCTCGATGTTGTTTCGACGAACCATCGTGTAAGTTTGCGACGGGTTCTTTATGAAGAATGATTTAGCGTCTGTTTGCTTGGCCAGTTTCTTTTTCAGATAATATTGATGGTCATATTCTTTGCGAGTTTGTGGTGTATCCATTTTTATAACAGGAGATAAAAATGTCTATTTAATTTACGCATTGCTAAATGCGGGGGCGTAGCCCCCAGAGCGAACGACAGTGAGCGTGTCTATCGATGTCCGCTCGACGATTGGAGCGCCCGCTGGATTAACTGGGGCGTTTATGGGCTCATAAAGGCGGGTTTATTTAACCATACAATTGACACGGGGGTGAATAAAATTAATTTTATTGCCCGCGCGGTCAAAAATACCATAGTTTAACTACATTAACTGGTAAAAACCCGGTTTAAACGCCCTGTCGCTACGCTTTCCATTAACCACGTCGTTTATGCGTCCATAAACTGTTTAGTTATACTCGCTTCGCTCGGGCGCTTCGCGCCACGGGGCTACGCCCCGCTCTTGTTATCGAGCGCTTTGTTTATATGAATGCTTGGATCTGTTTCGCGACAGTATCGAAGACTAACACTACATCACTGATGCCCCAGGCCTGGCAAATAATAGAGGTTGTAGTAGCAGCCGCTAAAAACAGATTGAGGAAAGGAGGAGATGCTCGGGTGTTAATACCCTGGAACAGAACTCCACCCGACTTCTCTAAGTCATACCCATAAAAGGCAGACGAAGGATACTTCAACACAGATACGGCTCCGCCATCAGAGCCAGTTGGTGCAGCACGAGAAACAGTAGCAGGCAACACCAATGTGTTATCACTTCCGGCAGGAGGAGCAGTAGCAATACCGCCGACGCTGTTATACATCTCTCTGGTAACAACAGTACCGAGAGATTTCGCGATTCCACCGCCCAAAGATTGGATAAGGTAGGGGTAGGCCTCAGCCGTTATTACCCATACAAAAATACCACATTATAATCGATACGCATTTCCTCGTATCACAATGTCCTGCCTTTTTTAAAGGGGCAGATACCCTCTCGGGTAGGATTAGACTATATCTTATTACGCATCGAGTTGATTAGACCGTCATTTGCGCACCACAGGCATTTAGTCGTTGAACCGCCTTCATATCCTATCATAACGGATTTAGAAGACTGGCTGCGGATTGCCCTATAATATGAAAATTTTTACTATACCGAATGTTGTTAACATTCGCCACGACAGTGTTTCCACTATGGTTTAGTATTTCATACCTTGAGGGGTTTCCCGCATTTTGGATGTGTTGCCTTTGTTAATAACAAAGACTATCATATCTTTTGGATATAATTTTAGGCCCACTGAGGAGTTTAGGCCTTTGACAATCATTAAGACTGAGATTGGGGTAGAACGCACCGCCAACTTGGAGCTGTCGTTGCGTCAAGCCGGGGTTAATTGCATCATAGTATCCGTTGGGGGTGACCAATGACTGAGCAGCGACCGCATTTGAACAACCGAACTGATGTATGCATGATTTCACGGAACTATTACGGATTTGGAGGAGGAGCTGTTGAGAGCCCGAAGACCCAGAAGGAATATTCACACTGGAATTGGTATAGGTGGTTGATTTTAAATACCATTTTCCGTCTTGGAGTGTGGAGCGCAACATTTGCGCGGCCGCGTCGCCAACATCAACGTATTGCATATTGATACGGAACTCGCTTAATGAAACCGCTGATAAAACAACGTTTGTCGCGACCGCGGTGGAATACGCTACAATTGGTGTAAGCGCGGCGGTGGTAAGTTGGAGTTGGAGGTTATTCACCGAGCCAATAGGAAACAGTTTATTATCAGTATTGACACCGATGACTGACATCAAAGGAATGCAGAAATTGTATCTGTATGTTCCTGTTGTTGCGTTTGCCAATTCAATTCCACTGGCAGAATTCGAGTCGGCACCCATCGCAATACTGATGCCACCATTTCGCTCAGACTGATTGACGGTATTTTGGAGCATAAAGTTCTGGAGTAGGCCGTAGTTGTTAATCGTTTCGATTGGTGTGTTATTTGACACCAGGACGAGCTGGTCAAACCATGATGCAGCCGAGGAAAGCATTTGACACACACCACCCGTGACAGACGAGGCAGTGCCGACGGTGTAGAGCAGAGTGAATGACAGTGTGGTCTTGGTGGGGTCAAGGAAGACCGAGTCGCTCATTCCAGAAGGAATAGTAAAGCTGACCATCTGCGAAGTGAAAGGCTTCTGGACGGCCGCGTTGGCTGTGAAACTGATGATATCGATAGGGCCATCGACCTTAGTGATACCGTCGGGGGCGACATTGACAGAGTATGAGCGAGATGACTCACTCATCGACGGAGGCAAGTCGAACTTTAAAGAAGCGGGCAAACCCATTGCGGAGGAAGGAAACATTATATCATAAGCATATAGAAAATAATTTTATAATTACACTCTACCATTCACAATATTGCTAAATGTCAGCTCCTGGGTCTTAACCACTTCGAGGTAATCAATGTCAATTTGAATTGTCATCAGCCACGCGACTCCATTGAAATTGACGAGCTGTCCGCGGTCATCCGTGACGGTTATCGTGAAGCTGGTTATGTTGCGGTCTTGGATGAGAAACTTGTTCTGTGTCTGGTTATTATAGTTGATGATGCTGTTCTGTCCTGCGTTGTTTTGGAGCGGTAAAAATATATCACTCGATCCGTCCGTCGTGTTATAGCAACCAAAATTAAAATAAGAACTCCTAAAATTGATTCGTTGCAGGGGTATGAAGTTCACCACATTTGGAAACGCAACGCTGAGCCCCGTCAGATCGATTACTCCTAAACCCATTATGCTATTGACTGTTGAACTCGACGATGAAGCATTGACCGTGAATGGCGTCGTTATGTGCGTCATTATCAGCTTGGTTGTTATGCTCGAATATGTGAAAGTATATCCTACTGGTAATAGGGCTGTTATCATCGTTATAAAGGTATTAACATTGTAGTTGCCTCTCGTGAGCGTATATGTGGTTGAGTTCAGCACAAATTGGTTGTTCGTGTAATTGACGATGTAGAACGAGTTTGGCACCTCGGCGTGCACTACACTGAGGTAGGCGTTCTGGATATGGTCCATATGAAAGGTCAGATCGGGTAAATCGACTTGGACGCGACTCTGGAAATCGCCGTTTATACAGCCAACGGCTGAGCTGAGATTGAATAATCGAGTCTTTGTTTTTATCATCCTATATCATAGAGTCATAAAAACTATTGTAGGTTTCCGCTTGCGTCTCCACACTGTGGAGATGTTATCATAATCATTTCATTGATTGGCTCCAATTCGTGGTGTGTTATCTTGATCGCCTCATCGGTAGTGATGCTCGTGCATGTTGTGATTGTTCCTCCTTCAACGACTTCGTGGAACGGTCGCATACCCATCAGTTCTATTGCTTGCATAATATCTTGTTGGTCGTCGTTAAGCTCTTCTAAATATTCCAGCGCGTGTTCGGGTTTTCCGGCATTCGCGCAAGCCGTGATAATCGCGATATCCTCCGGAAAGCCGGCCTTGATTAGTCCTTTGATTTCTGCCTTGATTTGTTTATCCATCTATAAATTGTATTTAGAACATTTTTTGTAAAATTACGAGTTTATTTATCGAGCTTATTTATATGTCTAAACCCCCACCCAAGAAGAAACTGCTTGTAAAAACTGACGAGATTATTGCTGACCCCGTGAATAATTTAGCAGAATCTGTCGTTCCTCAGGTGCCAGATACGGAACCCGTTCCTTCCGTTGAAGCCCCTAAAATAGATAAGCGCGGTAAGCATCCTAACATAATGAGCAACTTGGAGAAGGGGCGTATTAAGCTCGCCGAGATTCGGGCCCAGAACAAACTGGTGAAGGACGCGTTGACCGAGAAGGCCTTTAACAAGAAGGTCGCCCTACAAGAGAAGAAGAAGACCGCCATTATGGATGCGTATGGTGTTGATTCGCTCTCTACTGATGAGGAGGAGGAAGTTGCTCCTCCGGTGCAAGCGAAGCCCGTTCCAAAGAAGAAGAAGAAGCCGATTCGTTATGTCGAGGAACCCGAGTCGAGCGAGGAGGAAGTCGTGTATGTAAAACGTGGGGTTGCGCCTTCGGCGCCAAAGCAACAAGCACCCGCATTGCTTTTCTATTAGTGGAATACTATTTAAAAATAATATCCTACAATCATATAGAATGGATTGGCAAGCAGAATATTATAGACTCGACGCACACCACAATAATATGATACAACTGACACAAGTGCTGTTTTTTAGTTTTGCTGTCTATTTAGTAGCGATGGAAATCTTTTTCGAATAATATCATTATTTCTTATAATGACATTATCTGCGCCTGAGCAATATACAATTGACCGTAGTTTGGATCCGGTAGCACTGAGCATTTTACAGCTTATAACAGTAGAGGCATCTTTACTCATTATCTGCGTTGTTTTTTGGAATACTTGTTTGAATCTCATAGGGGGGTAAGGCGAGTAGTCGCTGTCTATACCATTTTATGTAGCCCGTGGTTTCCTTGATTCGAAAGTTTTTACCAAGTGTTGTTTCTGCTACACGTAGTGCGATCAGATCGGCTTCGTTGAGCGTAGCGATGTAGAGGGCCGTTGCGAGGGGCATCGATGGTATATATAGGAGGCCGAGATTTCATTTTCTTGGGTGTGAAGGGTTGTGATGAGGTGCAGGGTGAACCCTCTGTTTTTGTTTAGCTATCAAAAATAAAAATAATTATTCGAACAAAATAATTATTTTTTGGCCCACGATTTCTATTTTAACCCTTCACACCCTTCACACCCTTCACATTTAATAATAATAATAATAATAATAATAATAATAAGACTGTAAATGGAGCTAAATGATAATAAAACTAATAAAAAATAGTGTGAAGGGTTGGTGAAGGGTTGCATAAATTGTGAAGGGTTGGCTGTTTTATTTTTATAGAAGGCACCCCATTTTAAAATATGCCTTCATTTTGGAGATATCGAATGAGCGTTTATTTCCTGACCTTGTATGCATCACATCACCAACACCATCGATTTTAAGATTTTTCAATTTCAACCCGAATGATACCAATGAGCACTCGAAATGTATTCCAGAATCCGCTTTAAACGTATTGAACGCCTCAAATTGCTCCATTGCTGATTTTTCTACAAATGCCAAATTGATGTTTTCTACTACAAACTGTCGGAGCCATAATTCGATCGGCGACATTTGCGCCTCCTTAATGTCCTTGTGATATTCGGTTTCTGGCATTGCTACCTTGGCAAACTTGTCGGCTCCTGGTAGCGTTTTGAAATATTCGTAGATGGATTTCACTGCGTTTTCGTCCTCCAACATAGCATACATTTTATCAAAATAATCGCGATTTCCTATAAGCTCATCACTGGATCGAATGATGAGCTTTCGGCGGTCTTTTTTGCTGGTCTTTACCGGGTCCTCATTGTTGGTAGTCATAATGAACCGATGATAAGATGCGATTGTATATGGTATGATACCCTTCTCGTTGATTGTTATCTTTGGCTCTGTAATCAGTGCTTTAATATATCCATCAGCACCGTCGCCCTCTTTCTTCGACATCTCGTCAAGATTGACTAAAAACGCGTTCTTCATTTGGCCGTTGAAATTGCCCCATACATTCTGGCTTGGTTTTGAAGTTGATAGAATCTTTTCGTCTCCAAGCATTTTTTCGAATAGTCGCATAAGCGTTCCTTTACCAGCTCCTTCGTCGCTTATCAATGTAGGGCAAATAGATTTAACAGATGAAAACTGTATCATCTGGGCTATCCATAATTCGAAATAATCGGCCACTGATTGATCGTTTCCACACATAATTTTTATATGCTTCTTGATAATGGAGATTGCATTTTCGTCGTTTATAAACGCATTTTTTCTCTCCATCGCAAAGGGGCGCCATAAATTGTAAACCGAATCGGGGCATTGAATGTCGGGTGGATATACGGCCATATCGTATTTCATTTGATTTTCGCCATCTTTCAACCAGTCCATAATAAAACACTTCGATTTTGGTTCATCCTTGACAATCGCGTCGTAGCTGATACGCTCCGTCGATGTAATCAACTGCGTCTTTGTCATAATAATATTATCAGTTTCAGTTTGACGAACAAACAGCGACTTATTGCTGATGAGTAAATGCGTTTGTTCGAATAAGGCTTTTACACTTTCGTAATCGCGCCCTTCTGTTATTTTTACCTCCACTTTTGGAGTGTATTTCTCGATGATTTTTTGATACTTTTTTTCGTTTCCATTTTTAGCAAATGTGTAGAATGTTCCTATCGATAAGTGCTCAGGTTTATATTCGGCCCAAGCCTTATCGAACCCATCATCGTCATATTTGGCTTTGGAACGTTTTGATATTTCGCGAGCTACTTCTTCATATTGCTCGCTCTCGCTTCTCAACGACCATATGATTTTAAGCCACGACTGGTATAAATTGATGTCTTCCATTTTGATGATTGCCCCCAATTCCAGCATCTTATCAGTGTTTATACTACCCTTTATAATAGAGGGCTTTGTCTTGCTGATTCTTTGATCACAAATAAGCCCAGATTTCAAATCACCAGATGATATCATCATTATAGGTTTATCTGCATTCATCATCTCAAATGGAGCATAACTTCCTCCACCACAAAGTAATTCTACGCCTCCAACATCGCCATTTTTAAACTGCATCCTACTCGATTCGGGTATAAAATCCTCGTCGCTTTTAATCAAAATATGTTTTCCATATGATTTAGTCATCGATTTGAACCACGGAGTATTATGAGCGATATTATCGAAGCTGGAATCATAATCTGGTGTATCTAAGTCGATGTGATGTATATTCTTTGTATTGATACACAAATGTGTAAATAGTTCGGGTTGCGTTTTGAGTAGGTGCTGTCTGGCTCTAATTAAATCGGTATTCGTAAAATCGTGTAAATTGGGTCTTGCGTTGTCGTATGTCTTATGTTGAATTGGATTTAATTCTTTTTTGGCTCCATCAATGGTAAGGTTAATAGGAAACCATTCGATTTGGTTAGCATCGCAGAAATCGGTAGTTTTGGTCGAGGTGGTCATCTTTGTATATATCTAACTAAGATTTGTTTTTAAATGGTTTTCACAAATGTGTTTATTTCTCACATTTCTCCTAAATGATTTCAATTTTTTGGCTAAATGATTTTAAATGAAAAAAAATGATTTAAAATAATTCGATGGAACAGAGGACGCGAACTTCATCCTCAAATAGTTTTGCGCGCTTCTTACGTAGGCGATAATCTCGCGTATATTGACAGTTTTTCTCCTTGCTTGGAGGATTGGCTTCGCGCCATTTTTTGAGATATTCGCGCAATTCGTCGCGGTGTTCTTGGTGGTATCTTTTAACGGCTCGTTTCTGTGATTCGTAAATGGGCATTTTATTATTTGAGTATTATATATATATCTATCATATACATTCTCTCTAAATGGTTTCAATTTTTTGCCTAAATAATTTCATTTGATGAGGTCATCAAATAAAATGGAAGGAGCTGATTATGGAATTAGTCGCTGGCTATATATTGCCTAAACATTGCTCATATTTGATATTCCACCTCGCCCAATGCGAGCGCTCCTAAAACGAATACTCCGTGGCGCTTACCTCGAATGTGAGCGGTCTTGCAGTGGGCTTGATACTCACCGCCACACTCACACTGGATATAGTCTAAACACCTCTTAGGCGCCCAAACTGCGTTTATCTTGGCGTTTGACGCCTTCCTTCGATCCGTTCGCTCCTCTTCGCTGACATAAGCTTGGTTTACATTCAGTGTATTCACATATTGCCGACGCCAGTATTCCTCGCGAATAAGAGCCGTAATCCGTCGCTCGCAATCGAGCTCCTCAATCGGCACCATCGAGCAATTGGCCCATCCGCCATTTGCGTTTATCATTGTGTAAAGAGGAAGCACCCGTGTTCCACAATTGCCTCTGTGCTGGCTCTTGCGCTGATTAAAATCTTTCGTTGAACCGATGTAATGATATTCGCCGGTGGTTATTCTGTAAATTGTGTATTTTGTCATTAAATTATATATATTGGTAGTATAATTTAATATTGCCTAAATATCCGCAATTAGGCGAAAATAGTCGGAACTTCTTCCATTTTTGGTGGATTAGAAACCATTCGGGCCAACAACGGCAATCTGCCTAAATTATCCAATCCGTGAGCTTCGAGCGGATTTTGTAGAACTGGCGTCTTTAAATTGATGAGTTCACCCTTATGCTTCTGGGTTAAAGCCAATGCAGAAACAAAATCTGCTTTTGTTCGAATGTCTGTTTGATTTTTTGGTATAGTTCGGCCAATATCGCCGAGCCCGGCCCCCTTGTTGAATGTCGTTATATTACCTTTCGCACCAGATTTTTCTGCAAGCGTTCCACCGAGCGAATGGCCGAAAGCATCGACGGGCTTTTTATACTTCGCCTCAACTTTTTTTACGAGACGCTGACTCTCTTTAAACCGCGGGTCATATTTTTGTAGTCCTAACGCCAGCAGTGGGTCGCTTATTAAAAAATCTTTCATAGTTTTGCTACCGCGAAAAACGACATTTGGATTACCCTCACTATCAATAAACACTTTACTCTGGTTAGTTGATAGCTTCTTATCATATGTATAGCCCTTCTTGGCAAGCGTTTTTTCGGCCTCTTTTTGGTTTTGATATGATGAGTCTAAAATGGCTTTAATATTTTTTTTATCCTTCGAAGCTGGCATATATGATTAGATGCGAAAATAATACCCCCCGCGGATTTTTCGGCATAACATTGAGCGTTTGAGCATTTCGAAGAAGAGGACGGCTTTCATTATATATATATACGGGGTATTATTTTCGTATCAAATGCGCAGCATCAATTCGAGCCGTAAGTCCGCCCATCACCGCACTATAAACTCGAGCGAACGCCCACTGCTCGGGCGATTTCACAGATGGGCGCACAGAGGCTGGATTCGTTTTATAAGCCCCGATACCCTTATCGAATATGGTCTGTAAGCCAGATAATTTATATCCGCTTATTTTTGATATCTCAGCTAAACTGTGGGGTTCGTCTGGTTTGAAACCGTATTTTTTGTTAAATCGATTCTTATAGGTATATACCATTATACAGTAGCCCGAGACAATGTCTGCGGAAACTTGCGCATAAACGCCTGATGATTTGCATTAAGAGATGTTGAGTCGCCCCAAAGTAAATATCGAGACAGCGACCCAGCCGAAAATGGGTCATTCCAGTTTTCTCTGGGTTCGTGTCGCTCCAAGTATGCCTTCCTCTTCGCTTTATCACCGTGGTCGATATACGCCTTGCCGACAGAAGATCCAAAATGGACCACCTTTCCGTTTGCGTAAGTCGCCATAAACCGTTTGCCTTTTCTGGTGGATGGTTCGATAAGCATTTACATTATAAACAGATAAATAATGTTGTAATTACATTTAGCAGAATGTAAATATAAGTTATATGACCGACCTCATCGATATTTTAAAGAAGAAACGCCCCCATCTCAGCGAAGGTTCGCTAAAAACCTATAAGAGCATATTGACATCAGTTTATCGTAAATGCTACCCAGATGATGACAGCATCGACCTCGACAAATATGATGACACCGCGAAAATAATGGACCACCTGAAAGATATTCCGTTCAATAAACGAAAAACCACACTATCGGCGCTCGTAGTTTTAACTGACAAGCCCGAGTATAGCAAACTGATGGTTGATGATATCAAGGAATATAACGAAACGAAGCAGAGCCAGAAGGCTGAGGGTAAGTTTGCCGATATGTTGAAAATCGCGGATGTTGAAACGATTTTCAAGAAACTGGAAGCGGATGCTAAACATCTCTATAAAACACCCACAAAATCGATGGCCGATTTACAGAAAATACAGAACTATGTTTTACTCGCGCTTACGAGCGGATTATTTCAAGCGCCCCGTCGCTCGCTCGATTGGATTATCAAGCACAAGAACTATGATACGGCCGTTGATAATTATGTGGATATGAAAAATAAACGGTTCATTTTTAATATGTTTAAGACGAAGGACTCGAAGGGCGCGCAGACAATCGAGATAAGCAAGCCTCTCTACGCCATTTTGAAAAAATGGATATCGATATTGCCGGAAAGCCAAGACTACCTGCTGTTTGATAATAAGAGCACGCATTTGTCGCCGAGCCAGATAACACATCGCCTAAATGATGTATTTGGTAAACCAATCAGCACCTCGATGTTGCGTCATATTTACTTGACCAGCAAGTTCTCGAATATTGATTTGAAGGAGCTGGTAAATACGGCTGAGGCGATGGGTAATTCGCCGATGCAGGCGTTGGAGTATGTCAAACGGTAGTTTTATATTCGCTCGAATCCACCAGATGAAACAATGGAGAACCCGCTGAATTGGGGTTCTTCCTTTTTTGGAGCCATTGCTTGCTGAACCAATGAAGGCTTGCTCTCGCTTGCATAAGGATTGCGACGATACTTTGGGATAACTTTGCCATATGGACCCATAACCTGAGATACAGACTCATATCCAATTGGTGAATATTCTTCACTCGATGGAAATGACATATATCCGGCTTCTTTCTCTGTTATCTTATTTGAAATAGGAATCTTCTCACGAGGTTTTCGAGCCTTCTTCTCTACGGGTCCAGTGTTAGTAAGAGGTTTTCTTAAGTCGCTCTCACCCATAAATACGGCTTTCAACGTAGCCTCATCGTTGGCAGGTTGAAATGGCACGGCAGGAACTTGTTCCTGAATAGGCATACCAGACGGAACATAAACGGGTTGCTGAACCGGAACTCGACGACCAATCTGCTCGATAAGAGTCGCTAAACGGGCTTCGTTAAATGCATTTGGAATGC